GTACAGAGAGCGCCCGGCCGAGGTCATCGACCGGGGGGAGGTCTGCGATCACGATCGATCACGTCGATCACGTTTCCGTCGTCGTCGAACAAGACGCGACGGTCTGCCGGTTGGAAGACGCCGTGCTCTTTGTTGTGACATTCGAGGCAGACGTACTCGAGCAGGTCATGATTGAGGGCGATCTTCGGGTCGTGGATGTTCTCCGGCGTCAGCTCGATCTTGTGGTGGACGATGTACCCGAGGCGCTGGCCGCAGCGCTGACACAGTCCACCGTCGATCGCCTGGCGCTTCCGGATGAACGAGGACCGGCACGCCATCCACGCGGGCCGGTTGTAAAATCTGTCGGTGAAGTCTTTCATGATTCTCCGATGGTATCATGATATTCCGGTTTGCAGATGCTTTGACGCCATTTCATCTCAGGCCGAGCTCCCGCTCCACGATGTCGAAGAAATCCCGCTGCCATCGCTGGGCCGTCCGGAAAGAGACGTAACACTTCTGAGCCGCTCCGTGCAGGTTGTGAGACTGGCGGAAGTACACGAGGCGGATGATCTCATTCCTCCAGTGTCCGGCGCCGTCCTTCGACCTGGCCGTGATCCGGATCGCCTTCGATACCGCGTCGAGCTGTCGCTGCCTGGCCGGATCCAGTTCCCGGAGTGCAGACTGCTCCGTCGATCGTCCCGGGCCGGATCCTCCTCCGGTCGAGTTGTATCGAGGCGTCACAGCTGCCCGCCGTTTCTCCTCGAGCTCCCGCTTCATCCCCGGATACTGCCGGAGGATGTTCTGCACGCTTGGCCACCACGGATCCCTCGCTTTGCTCATTCCGTTCGCCTCCCTCTCTTCTTCGGCAGAATGATCTGGCCGCCTCTCACCTTCGGCGGAGTCTTCCAGACACAGCGCTGATATTTCCCGATGACACGATCATCCTCGTCCCTGGTCTCCTCGATGTCCTTCACGATTGCGCCATAGTCCGGCCGGAGATCCTCCACGTCATCGACTTCGACGGGTTCGGTGTAGATCGGCCTGGCCATCCCGCGGGAGCAGTGATACACATTCTCGCCCGCTGGCCTGCCCTTCACGTTCTCGATCATGTAGGCCGCGATCTTCGTGTAGTCACCCTCGTCGTTCAGATCCTTCACGATCACGGTGCCCGGTCCTCCGAACTCCGGCCAGATCTTCCTCGCCAGCTCCACAGCTTCCGAAGGGATGACGATGTGCTGGTGCAGCCTGGCCGGTGCCTGCCTGCGCGGGCTGAAGTTTGCCGTGATCGATACAGCCGGCAGGGCGTAGCCGCTTTCCTTCCGGTATGCCGTGCGGAGTTTCCGGAGGAACTTCTTCAGATCGGCGGCGGCTGTCTCGTATGAGAGGTCGACCGGATAGTGATCCTCGTCATACTTCAGCGTCAGGAAGCCGTCCCCGGCTGTGAAGTTGCAGTTGATCAGGCGGGCGAGATTCCGGATCCGCTCCCGCTCGTTCGCCTTGATCTTCTTCAGGGAAGAGGATCCCGCCTTCCGGGTTCCCCTCGGCTTCTTGTAGGTCGGCCCGATCGAGAGCCAGCTTCGCCTGGTCTCGACTGTCCTCCCGGAGATGATCTTGTATTCCATCAGCTTTCTCATGTCCTCCCGCTCCCGTATCTTTCAGTTGGTCCTAAACTTAGCCGCTAAAAGGTCCCGAAAGAAACGCGTGCGCGTGCGTTTCTATAATAGGGATCTTTCAGGTGTCAGGGTGCAGCCCGGGTTCTCAAGCCGAGGCGGGAGAGTTTCTCCTGCCCCGGCTTCAAAGCCCGCAGCGGATGCCGGATCTCTGTCCTTGCTTAATCCGCTGTAATCATTTTGTTACTTTTTGATGTGCCGACCGTCTCCGGAGATCTTCTTCGACAGAGCGATCACGCCATAGGCCGGGACGATCAGTGTCAGGTACACCGGCCAGACTGCGACGGCGATCATCTGCTCTTCCTCGCCGATCTCATGGCGGCGGATCACACCGGCGATCCGGAGGATGATCAGGACGATCGCACCGGCGACGAAGTATCCCACGGCCACCGCGACCGCGATCAGAAAGATCATCATGCTGTCGTCTCCTCCTCTCCCGGCTTCTTCTGGTTGAGGGCGAAGCCTTCCTCCCTGGCGATCCTGTGGATCGTGTCCGTCGAGCAGTTCATCCGGTGCGCGATCTCTTTGACCGTCGCGCCCTGGTCGGACATCCTCCGGATCTTCTCCCGGTCGTATTTCCTCTTTGCAGCGCTTTCTCCGCCTCGCTTCCCGTTGCACGGGAGGCCGTGCTTCTTCCTCCAGTTCCAGATCGCCGAGTTCGTGGCGCCGACGATGTTCCCGATCTCCTGATCCGTCAGGCCGAGCTTGTACAGCTCCGTCACCTTGTCCGTGTCCAGGCGGAAGCGCTGCGTCTTCTCCTCCTGCTTCTCCTGCGGCTGGAAGCCTTCCCCGTGTGCCGGCCTTCCCGGGATCCTCGGCCGGACGTGCTCCGGGATCGTCCGGCGCTTCGGCGTCTCCTCGAAGAACGGGCAGTTCTCGCCCCGGAGCAGTGCCTTGATCACTTTGTGGTTCGGTTTCAGGCCGTACTTTTTGCAGAGCTTGGCCGTCCTGGTCTTTCCGCAGATCAGGCTGTAGTTGCAGCAGTGCCCGCCGTCGCCGTCGCGCAGGTTCACCGTCCCGAGGTATGTGCAGTCTCTTTTACACATCGGCAGGTACCTCGAACTCAAAATGGCAGCTGAAGCAGTGCCTCCAGCTTTTCCGGCCGTCGGTGCGGATCTCCGAGAGCCTGCCGCCGCAGTATTTGCAGTAGCGGACTGGCTCCGGCTTCGGCTTGTACATGTCCTTGTCAGCGCAGGCCTCGCCCCGGCAGACGACGCCGTCGTCATAATAGCAGGTCTTGCAGTCAGGCACCGGCAGCGCCTTCTTCCTTCTCGAGCTCCTGCTGGAAGTACTCGAGCACCTGGCGGACGGCCTCGTGCAGCTTGTCCCCGGTCTCCCGGTTCTTGCTCCGGATCTTCCGGTATTCCGTGATCAAATAGCTGTATTCTGTCTGGAGAGAGTTGAAGCGGATCCCGAAGGCCGTGACATCCGAGTCGGAGGCCTTCAGCGCCCTCCGTGCCTCTTCCAGCTCGGCGCGGATCTTCTCCGCTGCGGCCGTGGCTTCCTTCAGTTTCTTCGCCGCGTTCTGATCGGCGGACTCCGCCTTCCTGACGGCCTCGGCCCGCTCGTCCTCGGCTTTGTTCAGCTGCTTCTCGAGGCCGGCGATCTTCTCTTGCAGCTCCTTCAGCGTCTTGTCGTGCTCCCTCGATGCCTTGTTCGCTGCCTTCACGGCCTCGGCCTCGGCCTTCTCCCTGGCTTCCTTCGCCGCTGCGGCGATCGCCTCTTCATCCCGGACGGTTTCGACCGCGACCTCGACCGGTCTGGATTCCAGCTCCCGGATCCTTTTATTCGCCGCTTCGAGATCAGCATTCTTTGCAAAGAGCTTGTCCGCAGTCTCTGCACGCAATTTTTCCGATGCTTCAAACTGCTCTTCCGATTCCTTCAGCTTCTTTTCCGACTCGATCCGCTCGGCAGCCAGGCGGCCCTCGGCGTCCTTCGCTGCCTTCATGGCCTCGTCCCGCTCCCGGATCGCGTCCTTCAGCTGGCGCGTCGTCATGTTCTCGACGTCGTGCGTCTCCATGAACTCCTCCCGCTCCTCTGTGGAAGGCAGCGCGAGCAGTGCTAAAGCCTTTGAATAGTTCAAATTGCCAAACGTTTGGGAATTTAACTCGGCTCCAAACAGTGAATTTTGTTCGGATCCGTATGCCCGATAGAGCTGCATGAAGTTGTTTGTCTGAGACGAGGAAAAGCCGAAGTTTTCCCTCGTCCAGTTCATGAACTCGCCATGCTTGATCATGCTCTTCGCCTCCACGAGGCGCCGGCCGATCTCGATGATGTTCGTCAGCATCGAGAAGGTGTACCCGCGGATCTCCGCGGCCACGACCTCCAGCGTCCGCTCCGGAACCGGAAGAACCTCTCCCGCTCCGGCGGCCAGTTCTTCCGGATTGTTCACTTTGCTCAGATCTGTGATCATGCTGTTTTGACCTCCGTTTCAATCGTATCCGCTGCGGGCAGCACCGGCAGGCCGTTCCGGTCCCGGACGCTGCCGTCGTTCACCCATCGGAGCCAGGTGTCGAGGAAGTCGCCGAAGCGCTTCTCCGGTCTCACTGCTCCCTTGTATCCCTCGTTTTTGTACCCGTGGATCTGCCGGATCGCGACCTTCCCCTTCTTCTCCTCCAGCTCCACCGTGAGGAAGGACCGGCCCGGCTTCTTCCGGTGCCGGACGAACAGGATCGTCGTCGCCCCGCTCAGATGCCGCGAGGCGTAGCCGGCGACGCAGTGGTGCAGCGTCTGGCCTTCCCGGACGATCTCGTCCCCGGATACCGGAACCATGACGCAGAGATCGCCCAGGCCGAAGGCGTACTTCTTCTCGAGCTCTCTCCGGCGCTTCCGGTATTTCTTCATTGCTTCCTGATTCGCCGAGACTTTGATCAGCTCCGAGGCGGCGTCGTGCCGCTCCTGGAGATCCTTCGGCATGGCCACGGTCGGATCGCTGAGATCGTAGTGCAGCTTGACGGCCATCGACAGATAATCCTTCCAGACGCGGACGATCTGGCCCGGCGTCGGTGCGTAGCGTGCACAGGCCGGCATGAGTCGCGAGACGTACCGCTCGCCCTTCTTCGCAGAGCATCCGGCCGCCCGGCAGCAGGTCATGAACTCGGCCGTCGCGTCCTTGCTCCCCATCCTTCCGGACAGTTCGAGGTATTCGTTCAGCTTCATCCCGGCCGCTGCGGCGTCCTTCCAGTCGATCAGGTTGGAGAGGTTCATCCCGGCCCGGAAGAAGGCCTTCGCCTCCTGGGCGTCCAGGCGGATCAGCTCGGCCGGCTTCGTCGCGGTCCATTTCAGATACTTCGCGTTCTGCTTCCCGTCGCGGATCAGCTGCTCCACCGCGTCGTCGAGGCCGAGCTTGACGGCCATTTCGATTTGTGGATAGACACAGGCCCAGCCGAGATACTTCACCATCCAGCGGGCGAGATCCCCTCCGTCGAGATCCGCTCCGAAGTTGAAGTGATAGAAGGGCACGATCTGGCAGTACTTCAGGAAAGACTCGTCCAGGGCCTCCGAGAGTCCGGTGATCGTGTACTCGCCGTAGTAGTTGTTATACGCGCCCATGCAGTTCGGCGGGAACGGTTCGGAGATCGTCTTCGTCGCCTTCCAGACATCCTCCCAGCCGGCCAGCGGGCCGCAGCCGTCATAGATCCGGCGCTCTTCAAACTCGACGCAGCCGCTCCTGCTGAAGTAATAGCGCTTCGTCGGATACCAGTCGATCGTCCCGGTCAGGTTGTCCCAGTTGAAACGCCTCCGGGCGTTCCCTGCCTCGATCAGCAGGGCCCCGTCCTTCCCTGGCCTCGCGATCGCCGTCTTCACCCAGCTCTCGAGGCTCTTCATGTCGTATTTGTACTTGTGGGCGGCGATGCCCTCGACCTCTTTCATGCAGTGCGGGCAGTTGCAGCGCTCGTGGTGGAGCTTTCCGCGGGCGTAGTTGCCCCGGACGGCCTCGAAGCTCTCGCCGCAGTTCGTGCAGGTGCAGAGCCTGATCGGATCGCTGCTCACGTTCCAGCCGTCGTCCGTGTACTCGTTTCTGAAAAAGAGATACTGCGGGAAGAGGTCCCGGATCCTGGCCTCTTCCTCCGCTGACATGCCGATCCGGTTGAATTCCATCAGAGCGCCTTCCCGGAGCTCTTCCGGCAGTGTGCATCTCGGATTCATCCTGCCGCCTCCCTTCACAGGAAGGACGTGAAGTCGAGGACGATCCCGCTCGGTTTCGTCTCGGCCGCGTGCTTCGGTGTGTACTCTTCCTTCTTCTCGGCAGCCTCTCCGATCAGGTCGATCGTCAGCTGCATCTTGACCGTCGCGCCCGGGAAATAGAACGCCACGGCCCGCCGGTATGCCTCCAGATCCGAGAGGGACGATCCGCAGCTCTTCGCGACCGCCTTCATGCAGTCCTCGAATGTGCCGCCCTGGGCGACGGCCTGGGCGAATTCTTCGTCCTGTTCGATGAAGCTCTCCAGCTGCCGGAGGACGTCAACCTTCATCGCCTGGCCGTATTTGTCATACTTCCCGCTCTTGAATTCCGCCTGGATCTTCTTCAGGGCCTGATCTCTGTATTCGTTCATGATCTTCCCCTCACTTTCCGAAGAACCAGTACACCGTGTACGGGCCCGTCTTCAGTTCGTTCCTCGCGATGATCTTCCCGCCCGGTTCCCGGTTGAAGAAGGTCAGGTCCGTCGTGTACCCGTCCGGCCAGTTCCCGGAGAGATAATCGCGGGCGATCTGCTTCGACAATTCCTTCGCCGCCGGCCGTGTCGCGTGGCCGACCACGTTCCCCTCCCAGGCTCCGGCCTTCTCGAGGATCTCCTGGGGCGTTTTCCCGAACTCCGTGGAGTTCTTCGCATGTCTGGAGCAGAACACCCATCCGATCGTCTTCTGGCCTTCCTCCGTGACGCCGAAGTCCATCGCGTAGGTCTCGATCACCTGGGCCATCGCTCCTGCAAGATCTGCGACCTCATCCTCGGACGGTCCTTCCCCTGCGGCGGACTGATCGTCCTTCTGTTCTTCCTGGCTGTCGAGGTAATTCTGGAAGCCGGCCCGGAGCTCCGAGGTCACTTCCGCCCGGACCCGCTTGTCCGTTTCCTTCTCGACGTTGTTCGCCGTGATCGCGCAGGCGATCATTGTCCATCCCCACAGGAACAGGAGCGCCGCTGCGGCGATGCCGTACTTCTTCACCATTCTCCGGAGGAATTCACTCCCCGCGGCCGCTCTGATCACATTCCGGAGCGTTCTGATCACTTTCTGCTTCATGTTGGTCACATTTCCCTTCTTTTTGGGCATTTTGACGGTGAAAAGAGGAGCATCGCTCCAGATGATCGTGTTCCCGATCGCAGTCTGACTTGTATTTGTTGAGTTCATATGGTATTATCCTTTCGTTGGTATTCCTTTCACTTTGCCGCGTATCCGGTCCCCGCCGGTGCGCGGCTTTTACTTTTCAGGGATCGGGCGGTCCCAGCATTTCAGGCAGGACTCGTGGTCGATGTCCTTGCCCGCCCGGAAGTATTCGCAGATCTTCATCTGCGGGAAGCCGATGTCCTCCGGGCAGAGTCTCACTCCGCCCTGGAATTTTTTATCGATCGACTCCGGATCCTTCTCCCGGAGCACGTCGAGCATCGTCTTCGCCATCGCCTTTCGCCTCCTTCCGTCTCGGGCACCATGCCGGCGTCTGGATGATGCCGATCTGGCCCAGGTTAAAGACGGCCATCGTCCGGCCGTAGTGTTTGATCGATCCCACGGGCGGCAGCGGGCACATACATCTCGCCGCGATCTGATCCCGCGGCCATGCTTCCGGCCTCATGTCCCGGCAGCCGTTACACGTCCTCGTCATCTGTTCCGAGCTCCCGCTGCTCATAGAATCGAGCCCTCGAGGCTCCGTTGATCACTTCCGTCATCCAGTCCGACAGAGCCGGCGTCGATGCCATCGGCATGATGATCGCTTCGGCGAACATGCCGGCCTTCGCGACGACGTAGGGCTGGCCCTTGTCTGAGTATCGGAGCGTCAGGACCGGATCTGCGTCGGACAGCGGCTTCATGTATCGCGCCTGGATGAAGTAGACCTTCCCGTCCGGCGTGGCCACCGGCATTTGATCGACGCCGTGGTATAGGATCCTGCTGTTCAGGTCATAGACCAGGATCTCCTCCCGGCCGTCTCCGTCGTCCGTCGTGTCGTAGGCCTCCGGCATGTTCTGCCGCTTGATCCGCCAGTTTGCCGCCTTGTCCTCCGAGACGTCGAAGATCGCGCAGACCGTCGCCGGCGTGAGTTGGCCGAGGCTCTCCGGTACCAGATAGAACGCGTACCCGTCCCCGATCCATTGGCTCTCGCCGTCGTCCAGGAGGATCAGCTGCTTCACTCTGCTCACGATCGCCCCGACTGCCTTCAGTTTCATGTGCATCTCTCCTTTTCAGAGCCGGATCCCCGGCTCGTTTTCTTTGTGCCTTTTACATACTCCGCCATCTTCTCGGCGAAGATCCTGGCCACCGGGAGGAGCGCTGCCTCTTCGGCCTGCTCCGTCTCCGGCGTCCGTCTGGTGTAGATCGGGACCGAGGGCAGCGCGGATCCGTCCGGCGCCCTGGCCGCGATGACGCCGATCTGAATGAAGTCCCCGTTCATCGCGTTCTCCCCATCATTTCGTCGTTGTCCGGCTTCAGGATCTGATCGATCGCCTGCTCGTACGGCTTCAGCCGCTCGACTTCCGCCAGCAGCTTCTCGATCGTGTCGGCGGCCATGAGATCCAGCCGGGCAGAGTCCCGCGGATCGCAGTTCTCGCAGTACGGGCAGTCGAGGCAGCCGCATCCCTCCATCGTCGGATGATTCCCGCAGATCCGGAGCGCTGTGATCATGTCGTTCGGTTCCATGTTGGTTTCCCTTCCTTTCGTGTTGGTGAGAGTCCATCAGGAAAAGTCAAGGACTTTTCCTGTATGCCGGGATTGTATCCCGGCATTTTCGCCGCGATCAGATCGCCGGAGCGTTCTGAGGTCTGAAGTCTTTTATGTCCAGTGCGAGGACGTTGCAGATCGCGACGAATTCGTCGGCCGGGATCTTCCGCTCGCCTGCAAGGGATCTCCGGAAGAGTTCCGGGGCGATCCCCGCCTTCTCCGCGACATAATTCTGCTTGATACCCCTGCTTGCGATGTTCTGTCTGATCACTTCATTCGCGTTCAAGTTCGTTCCTCCTTTCGTTTTCTGTCTACGTTTTGTAGACATCGCAGACATAATAATCTATCCTGATTAGATTGTCAACATGTTTTATTGTTTTTAATCTATATTTTGTAGATTTATTCCTTGCTTTTGTCTCTGTGCCGTGTTATCATCCTCTCGAAGGTGGTGATCCTATGTCAAGAATTGAGCTTGCCGCTCGCCTCAAAAAATACCGAGAGGCCGCGGGCTTGACCATTTATGAAGTCGGCCAGAGGATCGGAAAGAGCGGAAAGACCGTCAGCGCTTGGGAGTGTGGCCGAGGTCAGCCCGACGCAGACATGCTTCTCACCCTTTGCGATGTTTACGGGATCCAGAGCATCTCCGATCTTTACGGCTCCACTCCTCCCTCTCCTCTGCTGTTTGACGAGCAGGAGCTGCTCGACGCATACCGGAGCATGAACGCCGAAGGGCAGGCGGCCGCCCTGGCCGCGGTCCGCGGTCTGGCCGCGTCCGGCCTTTACCGGATCGGATGACGCGTTAGTGATTTATCACTAAACAAAAAAGCCCCGGCCGAAGCCGGGGCGAGGTGTCCTATGGATTTGAATTCAATCGCTAATGGTTTAATCACAAATGTCGTCTGGTTGATTGTGCTTTTCCTTATTCGGTCAGCCTTTAACCCGGTGGAGCATATTCCCCGCAGAAGAAGATTCAGCAAGCGGGTTATCGTTCGGCAGTTCTACATCTGCCTTTTGATTTTTGCTGTCTCTGTCTATGTCTTTGCTTCAACCGAGTTCACATCGGAGTTTTCACTCTCCGGTGTTTTGAAGTCTTTTTCTCTTATTTTCGGTGCCCTTTCCTATTTCCTTCTTGTTGCTGCGTTTGATGCCGGTTTTGAATATAAGGGGCCGGAAGAAAAACTCGTACATCGCCAGCGTGATCAGTCCGGTGATGATTTCCCTGGCCGTGATTAGTTCCATTTCTGCACCTCCTTCAGAGAGAGGATAGCATATTTTACAATATTCTTCAATCTTTTTACAAAATTATAGCATTTTGTACGGAGGTTTCTATGAACAATAACGCCGCTGTGATTTATGCCCGATACTCTTCACACCGTCAGGATGAACAGAGCATCGAAGGGCAGCTGCACGTCTGCCACGAATACGCCCGGCGGAACGGATACACGATCGTCGGCGAGTACATCGACCGGGCGATCTCCGGTCGATCGGACGACCGGCCACAGTTTCAGCAGATGATCGAGGACGCGAAGAAAAAGGCCTGGAAGTATGTCATCGTCTACAAGCTCGACAGGTTCGCCCGGAACCGGTACGACTCGGCCATCTACAAGCACAAGCTGAAGCAGTGCGGCGTGAAGCTCCTGTCCGCGATGGAGCAGATCGGAGACAATCCGGAGTCGATCATCCTGGAGGCCGTGCTCGAGGCCTCGGCCGAGTATTACTCCCTGGAGCTGGCCCAGAAGGTCCGGCGCGGCCGGATCGAGAGCGCCGGGAAGGGAAAATTCGTCGGAGGAGGCGTCCCGCTCGGATACCGGTCAGAGGGCGGATACCTCGTCCTCGACGAGCAGCGGGCGCCCTATGTCCGGCAGATCTTCGAGCAGTATGCCGACGGGATCTCGAAGCGGGAGATCATCGACGATCTGAACCGGCGAGGCTTCCGGAACCGCCAGGGCAAGCCGCTCGATCATAACGCGATCCACAGGGTCCTCCGCTCCGAGAAGTATGTCGGCGTCCTCGAGCAGTCCGGCGTCCGTGTCGAGGGCGGCTGCCCGGCCATCGTCGACCGGGCCACCTGGGACCGTGTGCAGGCCCGGCTCGATCTCATGCGTCGCAGCGGCGCGAAGAGTCCGGCCGGATCCGAGGTCGAATATCTCCTGACAGGGAAGGTTTTCTGCGGTCATTGTGGGATGTCGATGCACGGCGTCAGCGGTACCGGGAAGACCGGGAACACCTGGTATTATTATCAATGCACCGGAAGGCGGAAGAAGCGGAACGGCTGCACGAAGAAGCACGAGAAGAAGGATTTTCTCGAGTGGTACGTCGTGGAGCAGACCGTCGACTATATCCTGGCGCCGGAGAGAGTGCGGAAGATCGCCGCGGCCGTCGTGGCCGAGTACGAACGGGAGTTCGGCGCCGATCAGGTGCGGCAGCTGGAGGACCGGATCGCCGCTCTCGGTCGTGAGATCGAAAAGTACATCGACGCGGTCGTCGATCTGCCGAAGAGTGCCCGCTCGTCCCTCTTTGACAAGATCCAGCGCCTCACAGATGAGAAGGAAGCCCTCGAGGTCGACCTGGCGAAGCTCCGCGTCGCGAACAGGATCCAGCTCACGGAGGACGAGATCGTCGCCTGGCTGCGATCCTTCTGCAAGGGCGATCTGTTCGACATGGACTTCCGTCGGAGAATTATCGACGTTTTGGTCAATTCCGTCTTCGTCTTCGACGACAAGATTATTATTTACTACAATGTCCGAGGCGGGAAGCAGGTCTCCTATGTCGAGATGCTGGAGAGTTACGGCGAAGAGGGCTGTCCGGGCCCTGACGACGACCTGCCCGAGGGTTCGACCTCCGCGGCTTTTGGACCACCATCCGAGACGATTGTCGAACCCGCCATCATTTTTGCCGGCGGTCTGATCGGCCTCGTCCTTCCCCGCCCTGTCGATTCCTGACAGGAAAACAGAAAAGAGCAGCGGATCCATGACGGGTCCGCTGCTCTTTTGTTATTCGTCTGTCTTTTCGTGTTTTCCGACCACTTCGCCGGAGATCTCCGGGATCGGAGGCTCGTCTTCCGCTCCCTCTGCTTTGTCGATCGCGTTCTTGTATGTATCGACTCGTTTTTTGAACCAGGAAGGAACCGGAGCGCCGAGGCGGCCACAGTTTTCGATTATAGAGCCCGCCTCCGTCAGAATGTACCACAGCAGCACGATCGGCGTCACGATCATCGAGATCTCGAACGGGAACGTGATGCCGGATCCCTCGATCACGACCTTCAGCGCTATGTCGCAGAGGGCCGCCGTCAGGACGGCGAAGATCTCGCCGGCCTTATGCCATAGGCCATCCCGGGCGATTGCCGACGACCAGTTTTTCTCCCGCTTGGCCGCCATGCTTCCGGTGATGTAGTCGATCAGGATCAGGGCCGCCCAGACCATCACGGCCCAGCCGGCCCAGCCCCACAGGGCCGTCAGGAACCCGATCGCCGCAGCGACGACGCCGCGGATCTCTTTCGCTCTGTCCGGTGCGTTCATCCTTCTTTTACCTCCTCATAGGGGAGTTTCTCGATCTTCACGATGTTCTCTTCTCCGAGCATCATGATCACTTCGCCGAACGTCGCCGCGAGGACGTTCGCCTGTCTCCCGTCTTCAAGTGTTGCGATGTACCGTTCTTTCTGTCCCATTTCTTTCTCCTCCTGTTATTATGATTTTTAGATTGTCAAAAGGCAGCCCCACGTCATAGGGCCGACGCAGCCGTCATCCGTCAGGCCGCGGGATTTCTGGAAGGCCTTCACCTTCTCCGTCAGCGTCTTCGACCACAGGCCGTCAACCGGCACGCTGTACCCTCTGCACACGAGAGTCGCTTGCAGCAGCTTCACTTCCGGCCATCCGTCGCAGCGTTCGTCGATCATCCTCGGCGGCCATGTGACCGGAACCGGAACGCCGTCCTCATCGAGTTCCTGGGCCGGAGCAGCTGCCGGCGCTTCCTGGATGATCACCGGCGAGGCGCCGCTGTCGATCGCCTGGGCAAGGAAGCCGAACCACTTCTGCGCGTTTCCGCCCCGGGTCTGGGCTTTGTTTTCCGTGTCGGCCGGGATCTCGTAGTATTTGCAGACAGCATACCCGCAGTCGTACGGGCTGTTGCTCGACCGTACCTTGTCCCAGGCCCGGCCATATCCGCGGATCTCCGTCAGCATCCACTCGACCTGCGTCTGAAAATCGCCGATGCTCTTTCCCCGCAGTCTGTGGAATTTCAGCATCCCGTCTTTGCGATCTCCCGCCGTCCATTGGCAGAGGCCGTATCCGGCGTCGTCTCCGGCGAAGCCCTGGTACCTGCCGGAGTCGACCGCGGCCGTGTACGATGCGTCGTTCATGCCGAGGCGGTTCTCTTTGGAGTCCTCGAGGTTCGTCGACTTGAAAACGGACTCCGCCTCGATGTTCGCGAGGATCCCCGCAGCGCCGGCGACCGTCATCCCGGCCGCGATGCACTTCTGGCCGATGTACAGCGCCTTTTCTTCAATGCCTGTCATTTCGCTTTTCTTCCTCTCTGCTGATATTCCCGGAGACGACGCAGGCTGCGAAGATGGCCAGCGCCGAAAACACAGCCAGGGCGCCCATGATTACGATCAGTATCATCTTTCATTCTCCTCTACAGCATCCCGTCGAGGCGGTCTCTCACTTCCTCGCAGAGCTCGACGAGCTCCGGCTCTTTCGCTGCCGTGAACAGGTCGAGCAGTGTGAGGACATGGTCGATGGCCTCGTTCTTCTCTTCGTCCGTCACGGCCGTGGCCCACAGATCAGGATCGCCTGCTCCTCCGTGATGCCGGGATCCTTCCCGACGTAGGACCAGACCTCCGCGGCCGTGATCTTCCTCATTTTGTAGCGCAGCTTCAGCAGTGCAAACATAATCACATACCTCCCAGCAGTTCCATGATCGCGTCCTCCAGGGCCGCGAGGCGCTCCTCGAGCGTCGCTTCCGCTTCCTCTTCCTGCTGGCCGAATTCCCACCACGCAGCGAAGCCTTCCGTGATGGTCTCGACCGTTTCCTCTCTGTCCTCCGGCAGGTCGAAGACGACCTCGTCATAGGTGAAGGACGGCCGCTCGTCCACGACCTCCTCCGTGATGTGATCCGCCAGGCGGACGACTGTCTTCCCCTCCGGGAGATTCTCGAGCTTGACCTTGTCAGGCCTCGAGGCTGAGACGGTACCTGTGTACAGCATTCCGCAAATTCTCCTTTCTCTTCCGTTCTCTTTGCCTGCTCCAGTATGAGCAGACCCGAATCGCTGTCTGCATGATTTCTTCGACATGATACTTCACCATGAGGGAGAAGCTGTCGCTCTGCCTGATCGGTCCGTATCTCGCGATCAGGGCCTGCGCTCGTTTCTTCCGGATGGTTCCGGTCTTGCACATTTCCCTCCACGCCCTGGAGAACGTCCGGAAGATCCTCTTCACGACTCTCGGCCGGATCGTGGTGTATGTCCGGTGTATCACATACCCGCCCATGTCCACGCCCGGGCAGCCCCGTCGTGATGGTTTCACTTCTTTCTTTCTGGCCCGTTCTTCCTCGATGCTGCACAGCTTAATGATCCCGGTCGTCTGTTTCAGCCTGATCCCGTGCATGGTGTCCAGCCATTTCGTGAGAGCCGCGATCGCCTTCCGGAGCCCTGATCGCGTTCGCCCGAGCAGACAAAAGTCGTCCATATAGCTGATCACCCTCACGACAAAAGGGCGGAAGATGCCTCTCCGCGTGCTTCCCTGGGCGAGCAGGTATCGGATCGCATAGCTCGCCATGAAGTTAAAAAGCCACGCGTCGAGGTATCCTCCGATGATCAGATGGCCGCCCGGGGCGATCGTGCCGAGGTATTCCATTACGGCGATCAGCTGCCGGGCCGACGGGATTTCCTTCTTCAGGACCGCGATCACGTCCGCGTACATGGTCGAGCCGTACGCGTTGCTCTCGTCCGTCTTCGCGAAGTAGTTGATCCCCAGGCCGTGCCGGCGAAGGTACCGGCCGATCTGCTTCTTCAGCTGCGTTTGTCCTCGTCCCGGGATGCTCGCGTGCTGCGTCGGCAGGATCCGGGCGGCGAACAGTGGATCGAGTGCCATCTTGACAGCATGGCCGAGAAGCTGGTGCGGGATGCAGAGGTTCGCGATCGTGCGGACCTTCAGCGTCATTCCGTCCAGGATCTCGACCGTCGTCACCGGTGCGACCTCTTCCGGGATCCTCCCGGAGCAGATCTCCTCGATCATGTTCTCCACCATGCAGGCCGAGGCGTCGACCGCTTCGATCTTCGCGTTCACATCGTCCACGAGTGATCCCTCGAAGATCTCGAGCCTGGAGATCCCGGCATACTCTTCGACGAATGTCAGGATCTCCGCCCGGGTCCACTTGCCATCAAAGCAGCAGTCGACCGCCCTCCAGATGAGTTCGTGTGTAAAATCGTTGTATCGCTGTTTCATAAAGCCCTCCCGGGCCGTAGATAATCTTTCTTGCATAGAGTGGCTTTCAGTTAGCCG